CTCGATCTCATATCTTTTGTCATCGCTCACTTCACCACCTCCCGCGCCATCTTCATCTCATCCTCGGAAACATCACCACCATCCAGCGCCCGGATCAGCACGCGATTGGCTGCGATCAACTGGTTCAGTCGCAGCTCGTTCGCGTCGTATATCGGGCGGCCTGTGAGCTGTGAGGCTTTGCGTTGTAGTTCGTTGTGCATGGTGCTCCTCCTGTTATCGTGCAGCCACTATAGCGGCTGCGTGTTGTTGCTGGGAGTACCGTTGGTCGCTTTCCTATTCTCCCATGCCCGCTTCATCGCTTGACTGCGCGCAACCTGGATCGCCTTATCCCAATCGCGCACGCAGCACTCGATAGCGCCATCTTCGTGCACCGTGAACGGCTGGCGGCGGCTTGCGATGTGGAACGTTATCATTTGGTGGCCTGTCTTGCGGCGTCAAGAGCGATAACATCATCAGCCCTTGAGTTGTACTCATCCTCCGCCATGCCGGTTGATTTCATTACGATTGCGCGCATTCCTCGATACCGCTCAGCATCGGCCCGAAGCGCCTTGTGATCCTCAATTAGCGCATGCGTGACACTGCCACCAAGCGGAGCAACCTTTAGGCTGCGCGCGTAATCAAGGACCGGGCTCATGACTTCCATATGCCCCGCCTTCCAGCTGGCGAGATGTGCGTTTTCAGCCCGCATGGAGCGGAGTTCGGCGATAAGCCTATTCACCATCTCTGCCGGATAATACATGCGCCCGTCGTGGTGGATTGTATTGCCCTTGCCTTGCGGTTCAATCTCCGCAATCAAATCATCAGTCAGTGTCGTGTTGTCCATATTATCCCCTCTCGGTTTCCGCCATTATCCCGCAGCGCTGTCAGACTGGGGAGTACCGCTTGTCGGATCACCGACACTCCACCCAATACCCAATCTCCACAGCCTCTCGACCGAATGGCTGGCCGTCGATTTCGCTGGCAACCAGGGCTGTAACGGCATCGTCCATCATCGCCTTCATGCGGTCGAACGTCATAGGGCTATCGGTGCGCGGAATCTTGACAACGTGCTTATGGCCATCCGGTCGAGTCGCCCACAGCTCTGCCCGCCAGTAGACGGGCTTCTTTGGCTTACTTCCTGAAACCGTGATGCGCTCGGGCGGGCAGTGGTAGGTTATTTTCACTTGTACTTAACTCCCGCTTTGTCTAAGGCTGCGGCGCAGTCTTTGATGGTGTCGCATATCAGAGTGCTCGCCATATCGCATGTGGCGGGAGCGGTCGGCAACTCCACACACAGCGATGCGCGGGAGGCTTGCCAAAACCACCATGCTTGCTGTGTTTCAAAGGATCGGTACCCTCCATGCGGCAACCTGCAAAGATTAAGCCACTTATCTGACTTGGCGACCTCCTCAAACTCCGCCCTTACCTTGTCATCACTCATCCCACCACCTCCACCCACAACCAGTACGCCCCTATTACCTCAGCGGCGCAGAACGCCGCCAGCATCAGCCATGCGGCGCGGCGACTCACTCCGCACCCCCAATCCCATCATTGCCGCGTGCCCTCTCGATGGCTGACTCGACGATCGCAGCGGCACGCGCCACGGCTGCATGCTTGACCTTGATATCCGGCACCTCAATAATGCGCGTCTCGACCAGTGCATAGTTATCTCCGTGTTGCGACATGTCGAAATCCGCGAAAGACAGCGCGCCGGTGTTCAGGTGAACGTGTACGAACAGTTGCTTTTTCATCTTCATACCCTCTCTGTTTTATGAGCGCCCAGCGTAGCAACCGGGCGCGTGTTGTGGAACTACCGTTGGTCGGGCTGTGCTCCTTTTGCTTTGGTGATGGCGGCGCGGGCTTTCTCTGCTACCCAATCAGCGCCGGTAATGCTGCCATAGTCCATGCATGCCTCCAGCGCCTCCAGCAGATCCGGCGCGGCTGCGATTAGGAGGGCGTCGTAATCACTCTTACAAACGATTTGGCCGGACAGGACGTCTTTCCCGTTTTCGTCTACAAGCCAAGGCGCAGAATCTATCCAGTTGTGGCCTTCGTGGCTTTTGGCTGGCGGCTCATCCCACGCCCAAGGCCCCTTCGTATGCTTACTCATTTCTCAACGCCTCCATAACAATCAAATCCAAATCAACCCCCAACCGCTCAGCCCGCTCAACAAGCCAGTTCGCCTGATAGCCTTTGCGATCCGTCACCGTGTACTCGATCTCCGGCGGGTCGTTAGGCTCCAAGCTGGCCGATGTGATCAGCCGCTTAGTGCCCGGGTAGTAGCTATCGACATGCACGCCAACAGGAATGCCGTCGATAGTGATCTTTGCGTCAATGCTGAGGCGCTCGGCACCAGTGGCGCGGGCTTTGTTGAGCGCAGTCATAGCCTGGCTCTTGTTGACGCCGGTCGCGTTGGCGACTCGTAGGGCGCTGCGTGCCCAGAATAGGGCTGGGTTGAATGTGTTCATTGGATCACCTCCGAGCGCCCGCCGTGTCGCGTCACTTCGCCATACGCCCCAATGGATACACTGGCGTCCCTGTGCTGCCTTAGCGCTCGCTTAACAGCGGTCTCGGCGTTTCCGATGTAACGGTCAAATTCAGCACGCAAGTCGTCGTACTTCTTCTTCCATTCTCGCTCAATCTCGTCGAGCCGCTCTGATGGCGGAGGCGAATAGAACGCCATCCCGTAGTGCTCATGCCCGCTCTCTGCGCTCGCAGCAATGCATTCCAGTTGCTCGTGAGTTAGCTCGGCCCCGCACTCATCCGCGGCGTTGCTTATGCATTCCTTCCAGTAGTCAATGCTTTCCATCCCTATACCCTCCTCGTTGTCATCACTCCCGCGCATCATACCCAGCAGGCTTGGCGGCGGGGAGTACCGTTGGTCGGTTAGTAAACACTGCCGGGCTGGCCAGGTTCATTGCTTCCCGTACATTGCAGCTCATGGTCGCTGGCTTTAGGGCAGCGCTTGTTGCCGCACTCGGGACACAGCAGCATCCGGTCTAGCACAGGCGGGCCGCCAGTCCAGAGAGGCTTGCCCTTGTAGCACTTATGGCATTGGCCGCAGTTGTCTTGCTTGGTGCTCATTTCTCCCGCTCCTTTAGCATGGCGTCGGCGATTTCGTATGCCCATTCGGATCGAGCTCCTGCGGTCTCTTTAACTTCGGGGTTTGCCATAGCGCCCTGCATCGCCTTCGCCGCGAAGTAGTCGCGCAGGGTCATGCCTCCGGTGTAATCTGCCTGCCCCTCTGCATCAGGAAACGCCGGACCACCATTGTCTTTATCGCTCATTTTCCTTGCTCCTTTTCAATAAACTCAGCCAGCTTCACCCAAACAGCCCGGTCGCAGTCGTGCCCAAGCGGCTTGTGCCCCTTGCCCGAAGCCCTGGCTTGCGCGTCTTCCTCGATTGCCTCTGACAGCTCGCGACTAATCACGGCGCGGTCGCGCTTCGGGAACCTGGGCCATTCGCGTTCCAGCCATTCCGCGCACGCTGGCACGATGTACGTCATGCGCCCTAGGCAGTAGCGAAACGCGGCAATCGCCATCAGGCCGTCGCTGTCCATCTTTGGCGCGTGCAGGGCCTTGCGTATACCTTCGCTTGCGTTGCCGTTGCCCAGCTCCCTCAGCGCCTGCCAGTCGGCGTCTGAGGCTGTGATGTTGTGGCGTGTCATTGTGGTCTCCCTTGCTCGCACGGCTTGTGCGGTGTGCAGTGATGCTGTTGCTCCAGCTTGTCTTTATGCCAGCCAGACTCAAACACCGGAACCACTGCCAGTACCGCTCGGCAGTGATTGCAGAATATCGTTGCGGTCTGCTCGCGGCTGTTTACACCCCAAGTCATGCTCGCCATTAGAGGCGGCCTGCGCTGGCTTCTGCTGCGCAATGCTCGGCGGCTGCTGCAACCAGGCTTGCAACGCTTTTCATGACGCTTTCAACGCCAAGGCTGTATGCCTTTTGCGCCAGCTCTACGCTCTGGCCGTTTGCCTTTGCTACGGCTTTAATGGCGTCTTCGATGGCGATTTCCATGAAGCGGGGCGATGCAAGGAAGTTCAGGGCGGTGTAGGTCATGTCTGTTGCTCCATCTGCGTTGTGTATGGCTTCATTATACACACGCAATGCGCACTGAGTAGTACCGTTCGTCGGGCGGATGCGCATGGATGGCAAGTGGAAATTTGGATTGTCAGATTAGCGCACCTCCCAGACATTCACGCCAGCAGCCTTTGCCTGCCTCACCATGTCAGCAGTGCCAGCGCCGCCAGGAAACGCAACAACACAATCAGGCTGCATAAACGCAAGCATATGGCCGTTTCGGATTGGCCCTGCCTTCGCCCCATGAACCTTCCAGTTAGCATGAAGCGTGCAACGTGGAACCCCTGCATTGTCAGCCCATACACCAGCATGGGAATCCGCCCCATTAGCCCCGCCTTCAATCAGCAGATCAATGCCATGTTTCTTGTGCAACGCATCAAGCGCCTTGCAGATTCGTTCGCAGTCCTGGTAGTCACGACCACCGCATACAATCACTTTCACTTGCTGACCTCCTTCTTAAAATCCGACCTGATCTTTCCCAGTCCAGCCCTAAACGGGGACACACCACCCCCTATTATATAGGGGGGGTGTTGTCCCCATTTTGCTTGGGGACACGCGGGGACATTGGGGACATTGAAAAACTTTTTTCTTTATTTATCAGTGCCTTGCATGGGGACATAAAATGCCGATTTGGGGACAATGGGGACAGTTTTTTGGCATGTCCCCGATGTCCCCATATGAATGTCCCCGTTTTGCAATAGAATCTATTAGGATTCCGGACTTGATAGATTTCCTTAAAAGCGGTCTTTGCGGACAATTTTGTCTCCTTCGACAGCTATCCAGTCCTTTTTAATGAGGTCGTCCAGCCCTCTACGCCATTGCTTTTTAACCTTCTCGTCCGACTTGCTGGCACCCATTGAGGCAAAGAAAGCATCTCGGGCGAAGTTGGTGAACACGCTGTCGTCTCCGTTGCGCGCCATCTCGCGTTCGATGACGTCCAGCACCACCCCGGTGTTCTGTGAAACCTCGTCAGCGGCCTGCGGCAGCGATTCGACCAAGCGCGGGGCCAGGCTGTACATTTGCTTGCCTTTGGCGTCCTGCTCACCCAGGTCAACGACATCGAGCACAAAATTCATGTCGTCGAATGGCTCGCTGTCCTTGGCCTTTTCACAGCTGATCTTTGTGGCTTTCTTGCCCTGCGGAACGACTTTGAACTCGAAGTCGCAGGCGGCGCGCAGGGCGCTGGAGCCGCGCGCCCCTCTGTCGGCGTCCTTGCCGCTGTGGTGCACGACCAGCACGGTAGCGCCGTCCAGCTCTTGGCGCAGCATGTCGCAACAGCGGACGAAAGCACCCATGTCGCTGGCGCTGTTTTCGTCGCCGTCGAATGTGCGGGCCAGGGTATCCACGACGATCAAGCGCAGCTGCTTACCTGACTGATCCTGAAATGCCTTTGCAGCCTCGATCAGCGCGTGAGTGTCTTCCATGCTGGACAGGTTGACGACGCTTCCAAGGATGCCGAGCGAGTCGGCCTTGATCTGGTAGCGGTTCTGCCAGCCCACCTTTCGCATGTGCAGCCCCTGCGAGCCTTCTGCTGCTATGTAAAGCACCGAGCCTATAGAGTCGCATTGGTGGCCGTGCCATTCCTTTGCAGCGGCCACGCTGGCGGCGATGTCGAGAGCGAGAAAGGACTTGTAGCCGCCGGACGGGCCGAAGATCACGCCAAAGCAGTCTTGCGGAAGTACCTGGTCAACTAGCCATCGCTGATTTTTCATGCGAGCGAGCGCGGCGGCGCTATCCGTCTCAATCTTGGCGGCAAGGCGAAGCGCGATGGGGTTGCTAGTTGTCGCGCTGTCGGCGGCGTCGTTGATGCGCTCACGCACCTCATTGATGATTTCTTTAATGTCGCGCCCGTTTGGGTCGCCTATTGCGTCAAGCCCTTTTTGAAGCTGGCGCTGGATCGCTCTTGCGCTGGATCGCTCTTTGACGATTTGCGCATAGACCTTGATGTTCGCAGTGCTTGTCGTGTTTTTGCGGAGCGTGCCTATATAGGCAAGTCCGCCAGCCTGCTCCAGCGTCCCGGCGACATCCATATAGTCGCTAACGGTGATGATATCAATGCCGCGACCAAGGGCGTGCATTTCCATCATCGCTAGATATATTGCCTTGTTGTCGTCTCTGTAGAAGTCGGACGGCTGCACAATAGCGGCAATCGACGGAAGCCAATCAGGCTCTAGCAATATTCCGCCGACAACGCCCTGCTCTGCCTCTACCGAAAAAGGCGGCGTTTTTATCATTTGCATGGAATGCTGCCTTTATTTGTTGGCGTCGTCGTCTTCCTTGGATTCGAGGTAATCGCTAAGCGCCTCGACCGTTGAAGCTCGCGGATCTGAGTTTATTCCGTGCGCAATTTCCCAAATCTGTTGCCTGCTCTTATTAAGGGCGCGGCCAACCTCTGACAGGTTTTCGAGCTTCAGGCGGTCGCGTATTTCGTTCATCGTCAACATTCGTTTACTTTCCTTTTGTCATGGTCTAGCATGACACAACTATAAACCAAATGAGGGGGATAGCAACAGTGTTATCGCTGAGACCTGGGTATCAGGAGGAATGCTTTGCCGCTTGCGTGGAGCACTTTAAGGGGCCGAAAGGACGGGAGCCTGCTTTTATTGATGTTTCAGTTGGAGGCGGCAAAACAGCAATCGCCGCATTTCTGATTCAAAACAGCGCCAGCAAGGGTGCGCGCGTGATGCTGCTGGCGCGCCAGGCCGAGCTTGTCGAGCAGGACGCCGAGTTTGCCGAACGCGTCGGCGTTGATGTTTCGATCTATTCGGCCAGCCTTGGCAAAAAGCAAATGCTGCACCGGACTATCATGGGGACAGAGGGTACGGTGGCTCGCGCCATTGGCGCTGAGTTCCAGAAATGGGCGCCGGACTTTGTGGTTATTGACGAATGCCATATGGTGGATTTTGAAGAGACTGAAAGCATGTTCATGCGAATACTGCTGCACTTCATCGCCATCAACCCAAGGGTGCGCATACTTGGTCTGACTGGCTCGCCGTTTCGCGGAACCGAAAGCATCATCGGGAAATTCTGGAAGCACTGCCTATACCGCGTCGAAACGGAGCTTCTAATTGATCAGGGCTGGCTTGTCGGGCCGGTGTTCGGCTGGCCGGAGCACGAAGAAGACACGTTCGATATGTCGGAACTTCAGCCGCGCTATGGGTCGTGGGAATTTTCCGAACAGCAGATGGATGACATCAGGGCAAAAGACCCTGATCGCACGATGCGCATTACGCTGGAGGTTGTGCATCGCACTGAAAACGACTTGGGCGTCCTGATATTTGCCCAGACAAAGAAGCACTGCAAAGAAATTGCGCAATGGCTCCCTCCTGGGTCGTGGGCGATCATCACGGATGACACGCCGGCAAAGGAGCGCGCGGAATCGCTGCGAAAATCCCGTAGCGGCGAAATCAAGTACATGATAAACGTCGGCGTTCTCACCACGGGCGTTGACGTGCCGTACTGGCAGACAGTGGTTTACATGCGTCCGGTCGGGTCGCTTGTCTTGCTTATCCAGTCAATGGGCCGCGTACTGCGCCTGCTACTCGATGGGGAGCCAGACATAAACAGCATGACGGCAGAACAACGGAAAGAACTTATCGCCGCAAGCCGCAAGCCGTTTTCGCGCGTGCTGGACTATTGCGGCGTCTTTGAGCGGCTTGGCCCGCTGTACGACAACCCGCTCCTCGCTGCTGCCGAGCTTGAAAGGTCGCGCCGCGATGGCAGCGTCATATTCTGCCCGAAATGCAATGCTGAAAACTCAGACAAGGCGCGCAGATGCGTCGGCGTTGGTTATGACGGCGTGCGCTGCGATCACTTCTGGGTATTCAACGCCTGCCCGCAATGCGGCACGCGAAACGACATCACGGCCAGGCAGTGTAGGTCATGCGACCATACGCTGATAGATCCTAATCGTGCATTGCTAGGAAAGGCATACAGCGATGACGACATGGTTCCGGTCAAGAGCATGGAGGTCCAGCCAACCAAGAATGGTGCGATCATGGTTACCTATGTTCTTGACGTAGACGATCCGCCGCCAGACGGAAACCCGTATGAGATATTCGCGCCAGCAGGATCAGAGGTTGCGCGCCGCGTCTGGTACAACAAATTTCTTGTGCCGCAGTGCCCAGCGTCATGGCGCAGCAAGGTCTATTCCATAAAGAACGCGCAAGCCATCATGAAGATGAAAGCGGCTTTTGATGCGCCAATTGCCATTGGCTACAGGATCAACGACAAAGGGAAATTTGTCATCGGCAGGAAGCGGTTTAGATCAGGGAGATTGACTGACGGGAGCGGGAAAAATGTTGATAACTAGGATTTGGAACGGCTACTGGATGACGTACCGCCAGAGCGTCAAGCGCGGGCGTCCGGAAAGCGCAGAGCAGATAGACTTTATCGCATGGGTTCGATACCACTACCCGGAGCTAGACAAGCTGGTATTTCACCCGGTAAACGAAGGTCATCAGCTGCCGCAGCATAGGCTGTCGCTAATCAAGCAGGGCATGGAGTCTGGCGTTTCCGATGTCATCATGCTGCAATGCGGTGCGCGCTTTCCGGCTGGCGTTATTGAAATCAAGCGAGACGACGGCGGCAGCGTTAGCAAAGAACAGCGCAAGGCCCTTATTGCATGCAACGAGCAGGCCAAGTTTTCGGCAGTCGCACACGGAGCCGAGGCGGCAAAGGCGGCGTTCATGGATTACATGATAGGGCTTGACGATGAAGCGAAAGCCGCTATTATTCACAGACCGATGCGCAATGCACCGGCCAAACTGTCATTAAACGAGGATCTGTCATGAGCAATCAGCTGCAAGTTATCAGCGAAAACATCTATCAAATGCAGCCGCAGTTTGAAAGCGTGCGCGCCGATGATGCGATGAATTTCCGCCGTGAAGCCGAGTTCGCGCTTCAAATCATTCAAGGCAACAGCTTTACCCAGTCCGTCGCCATGCGTAACCCGCAGAGCTTGCAGGACGCCATCACCAATGTTGCCGCCCTGAACGTCACCCTGAACCCCGCAGAAAAGCACGCCTACCTTGTTCCGCGTGACGGGAAGATATGTCTCGACATCAGCGCGCGCGGAATGCTGGCGGCGGCGATTGATTGCGGCTCAATCCTATGGGGTCAGGTCAAGATCGTTTACGCAAAAGACGATTACGAAAACACCGGCATAAGCTCTGAGCCAGTCCACAAATACAACGCTTTCGGTGATCGTGGAGCAAAGATTGGCGCATATTGCGTGGTCAAGACACAGACCGGCGACTACCTGACGCACGAGATGCAAATTTCCGACATTTACCGCATTCGCGAGCGCTCGCAGTCTTACAAGAAGGGCAGCAGCAGCCCGTGGAAGACTGACGAAGACGAAATGATCCGCAAGACTGTGGTCAAGCAGGCTTCCAAGTACTGGCCCAAATCAGAGCGGATGGCGGCAATGGCTGATTACATGAACCGTAACGGCGAAGGCATCGACTTTAAGTCAGAGCAGCGCGGGCCGACCGATGCAAGCGAAGATCAACTGTCTATCATTCGCGCATTGCTGGAAGAGACCGACACTGATCCGGCCGCCATTCTGGCATATGCCAGCGGCGCACTGTTCAGCCGGGCAGTTGACAAGCTGGAACAGATGACCAGCGGGGAGGCCGTCAAGATCATCGGCGCTCTGGAAATGAAGAAGGCGGCAATGGCTAAGAACGGGGCAGCGAAATGAATCAAGCAATCGCAGAGCGAATGAATCGCGCCGCCAGCGTACTTGGCTTTGATCCTTCATCAGTCGAGCAAGGGTCTTACGAGTGGCACAAGATGCGCCTTGGCGTCATCACCGCAAGCAAGGCGCACATCCTGACCATGAAGCCGTCTAGCGAGACGTACCGCAAGTACATGGCAGAGCTGTGCGCCGAGATTGCTACCGGCGCGCCGATGGAAGAAATCAGCAGCAAAGCGATTGCATGGGGGCGAGAGCATGAGTCCAGTGCAATCGCCACATGGGAAATGATCAACGGTCAGCCGCTATCCCGCGTGCCGCTAATTTATGGCGAGACAATGCGCGAAGCGTGCAGCCCCGACGCCGTAAACGGCTCGCTTGGCTGGGAGACCAAGTGCCCGCTAATCACCACGCATCACGTCATGACGCTGGTGGACGGGACCATCAAAAAGGAATACCGCTGGCAATGTCAGTACAGCATTCGCGTGTCAGGCTTTGAGGGATGGGTATTCAACAGCTTTGACCCGCGAATGAAGAAGAATCAGTTGGCGTCAATCCTGGTCGAGCCTGTAGAGGCCGACCAAAAGACGCTGGCAGATGCGGTGCCGCAGTTCGTCCACGAGATGGACAAAATGCTTAAATCAATCGGCCATGAATTTGGCGACCAATGGAGCAGTAAATATGAATAGCATGAATTTTACCGGGAGCCTTTGGCGTGATGCGCGACTGGGTGAGGCTGGCGGATCGCCTGTTGCCAACTTCGCGGTAGCGGTCAAGTCTGGATACGGGCAGCACGAACAAACGGTGTGGGTCGATTGCGCCCTGTGGGGCAAGCGAGCCGATGCGCTCGCTCAATACTTGGTCAAAGGTCAGCAGGTCGGAATTACCGGGGAGATGGGAACGCGCGATTACGAAAAAGACGGCGTGACGCGTACTGTCGTGACGTGCCGCGTTGCCGATGTCACGCTGCTGGGCGGCAAGCAGGACGGCGGACAGCAGCAGCCGCAGCCAGCGCGACAGCAGCCCGCCCCGCAACAGCGCCAGGCTCCTGCACAACAGCCGCATGCCGCAGCGCCGGACGACTTCGACGACGGGATACCCTTTGCCAACCCCTATCGCGGCACATACGCCTTGATTGTCTAATGAACCCGCTAACCGCCAAAGCCCTATCAATAATGACCCACCCCAAAACGGAGTGGGTCGCCCTGGTAGAGTCTGAACCGCCAGAACTGCATGAGCCGATTAAGGACCGCATTCGGCTCTTGCACAACGGCGGACGGCGGCAAGCGGCGTACTCTGTCCGTCTATCCCACAAGCGCCAGCCGATACCCATGAGCGTGTCGGAGGGCGCAACGCTGGCGGAGGCTTGGGGGATAGCGCGGCAGGTTTTTATCAACTACGAAATCATCTCAGTAGACAGGGCAAACCAATGAATAAACGATCACCGTCCGGCCACCGTTGCGGGGAGTGGCATCCGAAAGCCGCGCTTACCGCTGAGCAGGTATCAGCCATGCGCGAAGATTACGCTACCGGGCTATTCAGCATACGCTCGGTGGCCGCGAAGTACAAATGCGGCGCGTCTACCGCGCGCGACATAATTTCATATGCTACCAGGATCGCAGGCTAACCGACGAACGGTACTCCCGCCCCACCGCAAGATGGGGCATAGTACCCACGTCAACAACGAAAACGAGGGAAAGCAATGAACCACATGAAACCCTACACCGAATACACCATCGCCGAACGCGAGGCCGCAATCGAATACGCGCACGAGCGCATTCATGCGCTGTC